TATCCAGCAATTACGCCAGACAAGCCAGCCACAATGAGGTAGATGTAAATACCACCAGCTAGGCTGGTGAGGTTAGTTAGGAGGGTTTTCCACATGAGGTTCTGCGTCCCGTTTAAGCATTACCGCAGCACCATGAGCACCAGCGATGATGCCAACCGCTTCAGCAAAGTCTTTAAGAGCTGGCATGTTGTTTTCAATCATTTCATAGCCAGCACCAAACATGACAGCAAGAAGTGAAAGCATCCAAGACCAACGGCCAATGTCGTGTGTCTTATTGTCCTCGCCTGTGAGCAAATCATTAAAGATTTTGCTGACTCGTTTCATTTGTTCAAAAAGCCTTGAAACAGATTGGCGAGAATGGCACCTAACAGAGCTGCCGCACCACCGATGCCAAGGAGTAGCCTCCAACCACCATGAGCCTCAGAGAGGGTCTTTTGGATAGCTTGGATGCACTCTTTGATCTCTTTCATTTCCTGAATCATCTTATCCATATCGGCTTGCAAATGTTCAATATCGTTGGCGTGAGTAGCAAGCTCCCTTGCCGTTTTAATTGGGTCCATCTCGTTCATTTAATTATCCGATAAGGGCGGTTACTTCAGCTTGTGTTAGTCCTAATGCTGTTAGTTTAGCTAGTGCAGAAGCCTTTGCGTCTTTAGCAGCTTGTTCTGCTTGTGCTTCGGCAGCTTGGAGTTCTAACAGTTTAGCTTGTGCAGCAGCTAAGTCGTATTCAATTACTTGTTCGTTTTTATCGTATGCCACATCGCCACGAATAGTGACTACAGTTGGATTTAAAGCACGAATTGCATCATGTAAAGTTGCCATATTAAGCTCCTGATATTTCAAATGCTGTTATGCAAAGTTGGTTTCCATCGCCACCAAAATAAGATGTTCCAGAGCCACCGCTATTATTAAAATAAACTGTATATGTTGTAGCAGATGTAGTTGCTGGTGAATCAAGATAACTCATACAAGATGAAACCCAATAATTTACAGCATTAGTTTGTGTCATTCCTGTACTGCTACCTAAATTAGTGCCACCTCTATAAATAGTTAATCTATTATTTGAGTTATTACTTTCAAAAGTACCATGACACAATAAATAAATTTTACTAGATGTACTTTGTGGAGTAATTGTTACGGAAAATCCTGTGCTAACAAAAGAAGTGCTTGTGGTGCTTACATAGCCACCGCTATTAGTTGTTGTGGCGCTAACAACTTGCAATACTGTCTGCCCACTACCGTATAAAGATACTGACATAATTATTCCTTAAACAGGATTAGCGATTGCAACGAGTTGTGCAGTAGTTGTAGCAGCAGCAATAGCAGCACGACCAGCAGTCAGTTCAGCAGTAAAGTCTGCATCAGATACCTCATTAGCAATACCAGCTAATGTGTTTAATTGACGCTTTTGGGCTACTTGAACCGCAGCAGCATTAAAGTCACGCAGTTTGTGGGCTTGGGCTGTTGGGAAATCTACAGTTACAGTAGAGCCATTTAACTTCCATGCGTCAAAAAACTGGGCATCTGCGCCTTGTGGCAAAGTGCTGTCATCAACAATGATTGCACCAGCAGGGCAGTCTTTTGCTAAGACTTCGTTAATTGGCAATTCGCCTGTAGGGACACAGACCGAAACACCATTAGTTGAGTTTGTATAAATGATTACTTGTGACATTTTTATTCCTTATCTAATAAATGAAGCGGAAATTCTTGAATAGTTTGATAAAGCTGCTGCTGAATTAACTGTATATACTCCGCAAGCTGTTGTTGAAGCTCCAACAGTATTATCGCTGACTCCTAAATAGCCACCAGCATTTCCAGGATTTACTGCTGGGCAACCTGCAACAGTATAGTTAGCATCAGAAAAAGCATTAGTAAAATTAATGGTAAATAAACCTGTAGACCTATAAGTAACAGAGCTTACATTGTATGAAGCTAAAATTGTTCCAACACCATTACCATTCCAAGTTACCCAAGCCTTTGCACTACCATAAATGGCATTATCCATTGCGGTGCTATTACCAGCACCATCTTGAATTGTATCTGCGACTATTGTTCCTGCCATGATTTATCCTTTATGAACTAAATATTACAACACCAACATAAGTACCGTCAGTTGGACTAGCACTTGTATCAAGACAGCTAACTTGGGCTGTTGTAGTGGTAGTTGTCATAACACCAAAAACAGTAGTGTTACTTGCTAATGTTGATGCATTTCTTGTGTATGAGCCAGTAGTTACATAGGTATTACTAGGCATTGCAGTTGTAAAATTAACTGTATATTGACCAGTAGTATTTCTAGTGACAGAACTTACATTAAAAGAACCGTTAATTGCGACAGTAGAACCTACAAAACTTACCCATGCTTTAGCAATACCGCTATAAGCATTATTAGTGCTAAATAGACCTGTATCGGTGTTAATTGTGTTTGCGACTAATGTGCCAGCCATAATTTATCCTTAAACGATTACCCAGCGTGAGCCAGTAGAAACTGTGACAACAACGCCTGTATTAATAGTTACTGTTCCTGCGGTAGAAGCATTTTTACCTGATGGAATAGTATAGTTAGTAGTGACGTTTTGACCATTTAAAACAAATATTTGATCAGAACCGCCGCCAGTTGCTCCCCCACCAACCTGTCCCCAAGCAGAGCCATTATAACCCTCAAATTGGCTAGTTGACAAGTTGAATCTAAACATGCCTGTTGAAGGACTAACTGGTTCTTGTCCAGTAGTTCCAACAGGTACAGTAATTGCTGCGTTAGAACCAAATACAACGTTATTACCACTGACTTTTAAACCGCCAGTGATAGTCACTGTGGTGCCGTCCCATGTTAGATTTCCTGAACTCGATAGCAATCCACCGGTTCCAGCAAATACAACAGAATTGGCAGATAAACTAGTATCTGTCAAAGAGGTAAACACACCATTGCTAATCGCGTTTGATGCTAATATTTGTACTACACCATTTGCATTTTTATAATACAGTATTCCATCGGCGGTATTAAGCGCCAACTCTCCATTTACCAAGTTAACGGCACTTGGGATATGTGTGCTTGTTGGACTATAATACAGCGATATGGGTGTGTAACCAGTTTGTGCCATATTCCTACCTTAAAAATTTTTTAAATGCTCGATTACTTCTTTTGGTTCTACAAATCGATCATTTCGATGTTCGGTGGCTTCCCACCACAAGAATTGATTATTTACTAAACATGATCGATCTTTTAGTAAATTAATATTTTCTGGGTGTCCAAATATCAGCGGATCTGATGGGCCCCATAGTACAATCCCTTTTACTCCTTCATCCCAGCCTAGGTGTTGAAAAAAACTATCAACTCCAATCCATGTACGGCATTGCCAAAGTAATTCTCTTAACGCACTTATTGGTAGGTTGGTTCTAAAATCCGGCACTAATTGCTTTTCGCCTTCAATACCAATTTGAACTATTGGCTCATCAATTAAACTAATAAGCTCTTCCCAATATGGGTAGTTCTTTGGATTTTGTTTACCATTACGCAACTTCTGCGCATAGGGAGATATAATAATCATAAATACATCTTCCTATAAGCATTTTCAAGACTATCTTGCCACTTCCATTGATCCATTTTGCGGTAGATATTATGTCCTTCAATATCACCAAATAACTGGATAGCCTCTGATATTGGTCTTCCTTGTATTACTTCAGGATAGCAAGTAAAAACCAAGGGATTGCGAACATCAGGCAAAACGTGACTAAAGACAATATGATCGCCGAGGCCAGAACTAAGAACCACAATAGTATGGTCCCTGTACTTGAGGACATTTCTAAATATCTGCTCATCGTGCTCGTACATCTCCTGCTTTGTCTCACTGCGAATTCCGCCTTGCGGGTTTTTCATGTGCCACGTTATTGCATTGGGTACTACTAAAACCTGATAACCTTTTCGATGCAAACTGTATGTAAACAGTGTTTCTTCGCGGTGGGCCACGCGCGATAAGCTAAGATTATAATCGCACACACCAGCACGGTATAAAAAAGTACAGTGTAGATGTTCAACTTGCTTAGTAACATATATGTTACCCCACTGAATGTTAGGCTCTTTATCAATGTTGTCTATAAGGCCTGTTACAGCGCCTGTATCAGGCAAATAGGGAGGAGTTAATACTGACCCACCTACTGCACCCACAGACTCGTCTACGTGGCTGTAAAGCGTTTCTAAGACGTTTGGCTCTGGCACTGCGTCATCGTCAACGCGCCATACCCATTCAAACCCTTCCATGTTGGCATGCTGATGAATATGGTGTTGACCTTTTTTCTCAGCAAACCGCCACTCCCACGCAATCTTTTTTGCATCCAACATCTGAAAAAAGTAGCTGTAAATCAACTCTTTTCGCATGTCCTGCGGTTCGTCATTATCATCAAATACAATCAGCTTATCTACTGGTTTAGTTTGATTGATAATGGCATTTAATACCAATGGCAGTGTGGTGAAATATCTGCCACGGGTTGCTACGGAACAAAGTACTTTAGACACGGTATTTCTTTGCTAAATGGACTTCGTTTTGTGCAAAAATACTAGCCCAATCTTTTACCAAGTTGGTATCTAGCATTGTGCCTTCAGCTTTATGGTAGATTGGAAAGTCGCCTTTGTAACCAACATCTACAATCTTAAAACCCGCTTCTTCTGCTTTGGCGCAGAACTCAATATCTTCACAACCGCCAATACCGTATTCTTCGTTCAGTAAACCAATCTTAGTAAATACTGCATGGTCAATCATCACACAGAAAAATATAGCAAACTGGCGTTTTGTAATTTCTGAATACTGCGTTAGTACTGCTCCAATATCACCGGCATCTAAACGCTCTAACCAATTAGGGCCAAGAATAACAGTGTCATTATTTAATAGAACAATCTTTTCGCCCTTGCAAATCCGAATGCCTCTGTTGGTTGCAGCAGCAAACCCAAGGGGGTCGTTGTGCCAAACTACTACCAAATTAGGCATAATGGTTTGTAGGTAATCTAAATATTGTCTTGTGTTATCTACGCAACCATTTGCGGATACGATGATTTCTACATCGCGCATGTCTGTGTATTTAACAATCGATTCAATACACGGTTTTAGATAAGTCTCACAATGGTTATACGTTGGTATAACAATACTGTATTTCATTTTACCCTAACAGGTTTCTACAAACCTTTTATTATACTACACAATTACTGCTCTGTATCCTGTTGCCACGGTTAAAGTAACGCCTGTGTTAATAGTCAACGGTCCAGCAGCCATTCCATTGTAACCAGAAATAGTTAAATTGGATGATAACGTTTTAGCGTTTTGAAAAAATGGACTTGTTGATGGTAACTGGTTTGGGCCCGGTGATCCGCTATATCCTGAGTAACCAGAAGTACCAGCAGATCCTGCTCCACCACTATAGCCGCTATATCCGGAAGCACCATTTGAACCCGTTCCACCACTGTATCCACTATAGCCACTGTAACCGGATGTTCCATTAGAACCAGTCCCGCCACTGTATCCACTAAAGCCACTATAACCAGAAATACCGCTAGAGCCTGTTGCACCAGAAATACCACTAAAGCCGCTATAGCCACTGTAACCAGAAGTTCCGTTTGTGCCTGTACCGCCACTGTAGCCGCTATAGCCACTGTAGCCAGAAAAACCAGAAGTTCCTATGCCACTATAACCACTAAATCCACTATAGCCTGATATACCACTGGAACCTGTTGCTCCAGAGATACCACTAAATCCGCTATAGCCAGATGTTCCATTTGATCCTGTTACACCGCTATATCCTGAAGTTCCACTATAGCCAGAAATTCCGCTAAAGCCACTGTAGCCAGAAATTCCAGATCCGCTATAGCCAGAAATACCGCTAAATCCGCTAAATCCGGATATGCCAGAAAAACCGCTATAGCCTGATACGCCAGAACCGCTATAACCAGATGTGCCACTGTAACCGGATGTACCGCTGTAGCCAGATAAACCTAATCCAGAGTAGCCAGAATATCCTGAATATCCTGAAAAACCACTAACACCGTTAATAATTGCCAAAAACACTGGTAAGTTGTTTGCAAATCCAGTGGTTCCAGTTCCTAATGATTTTATTAGTGTTACTGGATATCCCCAATAGCTATTTGATGCTCCGGGATTATAATTAACAGGCGCGCCACTAACTTGCCAAACTTGGTAGTTGTCGCTGTTTGTTTCATCTTGAATGATGAACTCTTCAGACTGTGCGATAAATGATAAGAAAATATCAATGTCAACACCAGTTTGGGTTTTGTGAGAAACATAAACTTCTGTTGCGCTAGTTTGAGTAGCGTTATTCCAAATAAGGAAACCATCTCCGGGATAACCTGAAGTAATGGTTGTATTTGCTTCGTATGGAAACGAAACAGTAGAAGACCCCGGTGTTCCGGAAAAGCCACTGTATCCTGAGATACCGCTGTAGCCGCTAATACCGCTGTAACCGCTAATACCGCTATAGCCTGATATACCACTAAAGCCGCTATAGCCTGATATACCACTAAAGCCGCTATAGCCTGATATACCACTAAAGCCGCTATATCCAGAAATACCACTGTAGCCGCTATAGCCAGATACTCCAGAACCACTGTAGCCTGATATACCTGAAAATCCAGATTTTCCGCTGTAGCCTGATATACCGCTATAGCCACTATAGCCACTGTAACCAGATACTCCGGAACCACTATAACCTGATATGCCAGAAAAACCTGAAAGGCCAGAAACACCACTATAGCCAGAATAGCCGCTATATCCGCTAAAGCCAGACACACCGGAACCAGAGTAGCCAGATATGCCTGACCATCCGCTGTAGCCACTATAGCCTGATACACCAGAGCCGCTATAACCGGATATACCTGAAAAACCAGAAAGACCGGAAACACCGCTATAGCCTGAGTAACCACTAATGCCGCTAAAACCTGATGTGCCAGAGCCACTATAACCAGATATGCCTGACCATCCACTATAACCTGATACGCCAGATCCACTATAGCCTGATACACCAGATCCACTATAACCAGATATACCTGAAAAACCAGATGCACCACTAAATCCGCTATAGCCAGAATATCCAGACCAACCTGAAATTGGGCCAATAACTTGTTGGCTACCATCACTATAATAAATAACTAAATCACCATTGTATGGTGTATAGATTATGTTGGTGATCAATTTACCGGGCGAAGCAGCATTAGCAATCTGCGAAACAGAAGCCTGCTTTGTTACGCCGCCTTGAACTACAGGGATTTGTTCAGTACCCGTTAGGTTGTAGGCAACCGGTAGTTGGGTTATCGATTGATCAGCCATTTATTATTCTTTTAGGTATATGTAAACTCACCATGCAAGGTGGATGTGCCAAATGTTGAATAAACAGAAAGATCAACAACACCAGTAACGACATACGCTGGAGTTGTTGCTGTCATTTCAGTTGGGCTTACAATATTAAAGTTTGGTACATTAACACCACCCAACGTTACATTAGTGATGTTTACAAAATTGGTGCCAGTGATCGTAATTGCTGTGCCACCGGCTTTTGGTCCACTAGATGGCGAAATAGTGTATAGCGTCGGAATAGTAGGCGATGGGAAAAACTGATATGTACTATCTAAATTCAAATCACCTTGCGTACCAATTCCTGCAGGTTGTCCTGTAACAAAAATAGAATTGTTATTTTGAAAACCGTTTTCAGTTAATAGTTGATTACCACCAATTGGACCAGTAGCAACTGATACATCTGGGCGTGGGAATCGTAGTGCAATATTTTCAGTTTGACGAGCAGGTAAACGCCATGGGTCAAACTTATCAAGGTCATCTTTGCAGACCCGCATTCCGGGGAAGTTGGGATCTGGCATTAGCTCGACATACGGAAACTTCCTGTTGCAGCGATCACAGATTGCTACAGCAAGAACCGAGTTTCCGCGAGTGTCGAGATAAATAGGCATTTAGCTGCCTTAAGCGGATTGACCGTCTAATTTAATTAACTTACCTGTTACAATAATACCTACTGCGTATGTACTTGCACTGGTTTTCAATTGCCACTGAATGTCTGTTTTTTGACCATAAGCAAATGGATCTTGAGTGCGTGTTGCAGTATAAATTGAAGTAAATGGTTGTTGTAAAATAGATGACTGAACACCGGTTACGTTGTTATTGGTAACAACATTATAAACAAGATAATTGCCGCTAGTATAACTATTAGATGTATTTGCTTCTACGTAATCCAAATAGAATGTGTATCCGTTTGGAACTGTATAAACTGCACTTTGGGATTTACCAACACCAGTGTTAATCTGAGCAATAGTATTTGCACCTTGTTTAACAGTAATGTTACCTTGGTTGGTTACGTAACCACTTCCGGGTTTTGTTAAGAACAAGCTGTTAATACGCAAATAGCTATTAGTTGTTACCGCATTACCACTTGCAATTGTAACTGTTTCAGAAAGTGGGTTGAAGTTTGAATCCAAACCATTAATCAAAACAGTAGCACCAACGTCATTAGCAGATGAACTTGCTACGTTTGCTGTTGCGGCAGATGCTGGGAAAGTATAAGTTGTAGCATTTTCCCAAACAGGAATAGAAGTAGTCGTTACGTTGGCTTGATAACCAAAAATGCTGACCGTAGTATGGCCTGCGATCTGGTTACGCGCAACTTGCAGATCAAACGGCTCGTATGCTCCCTGTACGGTTACAGAAGGCATTACGGCTGGATTTTGTTGTAGATTTGTTACTAGATTCGATGCCATAATTAATTTCCTTTTAAGTTAAGTAGGGGGCATCGAGCCCCCTAGGCAATTAATTACGAGTTTGTGTAACCTTGGCCAACGTTGATAATCGAACCAGTGTAGTTACGTGCTGTGTATTGTGTTTGGAATACGCCAGAAATAGCACCACCAGAGATAGCAGTTACGTTAGCAGCAGAGAAAGTCAAAGTAGCATCAACAGTACCAATGTTGCTAATTGCATTTGCAACAGCAGCAGATTGAGTAAAGCTAATGTTAACGATTCCGCCAGTGGTATTTGGAGTAATTGTGCCCAAAGCAGTAACGGTGTTAGCACCACCAGTTGTACTTGGCTGTGTTAAAGAAACAGTGATTGCGCCGCCAGTTAAACCAGTAGCAGAAGTAGTTTGGTAAAATGTTACGTTTTCGATAATTGCACCGGCTGGCAACACAAATGGGGTTGCAGTGGTTTGGCCAATATCGGCTGTTTGGAATGTTACGGTGCCAGAGTTAGCGGCAGAAATTGGGTTGAGGATGTAGCTCTCTTGAGTACATACTGCTGCG